TGGGAGTGGCCCCGCGAGATGACGAAGGATTAGGGCAAGCGTTCAAAGCCATGATAGTCGCCAAGCGCGAGGAGTTGACGCGCTAGAACAAACTACGTATAAGAAGTGTGCGGCGTGAATGCCCAGAGCGTCGCATATATGGGCACAGCACCGATATGACCCCATTCCCCGGCGTAGTGCTGTGAGCGTCGGGGGCCTTGACATACTAGAACAAACTACGTATATAGATGGGGACGGCCTTTCTCCCAGAACGTCCCGTCGCAGAGGCGCAGCAGGGTTAACCTCCCGTTACCCTACACCCCTCTGGGCCTTAGTGGCCCTTCCCGGCATGGGGCTGTGCATGTCGGGAGATTATTTCCAATAAATCAGTAGAACAAACTTGACACGTATAGAACATACGTGGGACAAGGTTGCATGGCTGATCTCTTTCAGGGACCGTATAGATTGACTGGCGAGGAGGCGGGAATAAGCCCCGTTGACGCCTTCAGGAATGACGTTATTGAGGTATGCGCGAAGGTGGCAGAGAGCCTCGACATTGGGCCAGAAGCCGGTGGTGATTACGCTGAAGAGATAGCGGCAGCAATAAGGGCGCTGAAGGTTGACTAGCTTTATTGCCATAGCAGCCGATTGCATTATCATCAGTGTGGCGGTGATGTATGTGCTAAAATTACTCTTTGAAGGATTGATCTCGCTCCTCCTGTGGGCGCGGGACACGCTTGATTTTGAAGGGGGCTTTAAGTGATTGGCGTTATTGGCAGGGTGGCGCGTGCCATCACCACGATGACCGGGCAGGACTACAAAGACCCGGAGGTCTATAATGAGGCCGCTAAGGCGGTTATTGCTATTGTAAAAGAACATGACCCGGAAATACTGCGCTGGAAACAGGCCGCAGACCGGGAACATAAGCGGGATTTTGGAGAATAACTCAATGGGGGGTATAATGAGCGCGAAGAAGCACTGCACCAAATGCACGATGACGTTCAATATTGGCAAGCCATATCAGGCAAAGACCCAAGGAGAGGTGGATAAGGTGCGCTGTCCTGAATGTAATCTACGGTTCCACCACGCCCAGCGGAGCGCCAAGGGCACTGACCAGAAGTGTCATGTGTGGACCGATGATGAGCGCGGCCAGTTGCAAAACGGTGCGTTCCCAATTCTGCATAAGGATGACCAGCCTTCAGGGTAAGCGGTATATTTGCGGCGTCGGTCTTCCTGTGGCTGGTAACGCTGCCGGGACAGGCGCTGGCCCCTGTGCTTTTTGATAATATCCCCCAACCCATACCCCTCACTGTCAAAGGCGATTATCCCACGGGGGGAGGGTTTCCAAAATATGCACCAAACTATTAATATTGACCGGCCACCACTGTCGAAGGTGAGGTGGCTGGCGTCGTTTCCCAAGTCGGGAAATACGTGGGTGCGGATATTTTTGGCAAACCTCATGATTGAAAGAGATCGACCCCTGACGCTCAACGAGGTCTCATCCATACCGTTCTACACTGACGCCAAGCCTGAGACGAGTTGTCAGAAGGAATACATCGGCAAGGCCCACCACCCCTACTCAGAGAAGCGCCACGGCACCAAAAAGGCCATTTATATAGTCCGCGACCCCGTGGATGTGGTGCCTAGCTGTGCCGCCTTCTTTAACGTAACCATCACCAGAATGGCCGATGAGGTGGCGCGGGACTGGCCGCGTCATGTGGCCTCTTGGTGGCCGCACACGGAACTTGTTTTGAAGTACGAGAACATGCCGAATAATTTCAAGGAACTCGCCAAGACGCTGGATTTCCCCCATGACTTTGAAAACGTCATGAGGGCCACGTCATATTCCAGTTTCGACCTTCTGAAGAAAGACGAAACCGAAAACGGCTTCGTGGAAGCCTCAGACACGGGTGGTGAGTTCTTCCGAAAAGGGACTGTCGGTCAAGGCCGCGAGGTCATGACCGACGCCCAAGTCGCAAAGATCGTCCGTGGTGCCGGTGAATGGTATGACCGGCTAGGTTATGGTGAGATAGAGCATTGAGACTGACACAGCGCCCCAAAGCCATTCCCCAATGGTTCCGCCGCCGTCAATCCCAAGCACCTTCTTCACCCACTCAGGAGACTGACGAGAGCCGTCGTTCGGCTGTATTGTCCAGCCAATCCAGTAAGAAAACGCCTTCCCTATTCCCACGACCCAAAAACCGTTCTGATAACCCGCAATCTCCAAAGCCCCCCAGACAGGAACCGTGAGAGCAAAGCCCGTGAGGGCCATGCCGAAGAAGTCCCTGCGGAGGTTGCCGCCGTCTTCCTCTGACATGCCGGGAAGCACATCCAAGAGCGGCGCAAAGAACTCATTGTCCTTGCCGGGGCTGGCCCCGAAGTCCATGTAGGAGCCGTGGCCCATCACAATCCCCCACCACGGACAGATGATACCCACCAACATTGCCAGACCAAGAGGGACACCGGCGAGGAACAATGCAAGAACGTAGCAAGCGGCCATCATCAGCCGCTTCACCACTTTCGGCACGTTGAACCAGTCCGGCCAGCCGCCCTTCATTCTCCCAACCACACCCCCCAGCCCGAAAAGAATTGCTCCAAACATGGTTAATCTCCTTGTTGACAAACACGAACAAAAATGAAACATTAGTGCTATGATATTAGCATATGAATGTAAGGCCCTCCACTCTAAATGGCGGGCATCGGCGTCATGACCTATCTCCGTTTGGAAAATAGGCTTCCTTAAGGGCAGCAGGGCCGGGGTTTTACTGCAAGGTTGTCCCCTCATGAGCCTGTAAGGTAGCCATCCGGTGCGTTTTTTAAGGAAACTAGCGATGAGCAACTTCGCAATCGGGCTTTTAGTTGGTATAGTTTGTGTCAGTATGTCGTTTATGACGCTTTGGTATGCAGGAGTGCTGGCATGGTGAGCCATGTGGACAAACTGAGAACAGACCCGGCCACAAAAGAGTATCGGGACAACCACGAACGTATTTTTGGGCCTCCAAAGGGGGCTGGGAAGGTCGATGAGGCCACGCGCCGCCGCATGAGAGCTGAACATCACAATAAATTAGTGGCAGATGGCAAGAAAGACGCCCAATATTACCTCGACCATGAGGTCAGGGTGGCACAAAACCCGAATTTTATCGCCCAACCCGACATCACAGAGGAATATCGGCATGGATGGGACGAAATCTTCGGAAAAACCCCCTAGATGCCTGTTTTGGAGTAGGGATAAGAAAAAATGCCGATATTCCGTTGTCAAAATGGCCGGACTGGCGTTGTGTAAAGAATGTCCGCACTACAAGAAAGAGAAGAAGACGAAGCCGAAGATGATGGGTGCCCGCATTGCGACGTAGTGACCCTTTTTCTGGATTATGCTCGTCTGGGATGGGAGGCCCCGGAAATAATCGCCTCTCTCATGGAAGGTATGGCCTTTTTGGTCGCGTCTGCCCCGGAAGAACACCGGGAGAATATGACACGGGCCATCGAAGACGGGTTTAGCGAGGCCGTCGATAATTCCGTGGATATAACGATGCTTCATAACTATACCGGAACTGAACATTAAGGAATGTTCTCTAAAGGGTTGACGTTTGGGCATTAAATGTCTACAGTTCGTTCCATGTTTGAAACAATCCGAACTTTATTCGGCTTCTCCCGGCCTGAGGAAGGCCTCTGCAATGAGGTCACATGGAGGCCGGAGAATGCCATTGATCGCTGCATAGCGGAAGCGAGGGCCAACGCATTATCAAATCGCATGAACTCGCAGCTTGCGGCAAACAAGGCTCACGCGAAGATGCAGCAGGCACTGAAGGCGCGTCATCAGGAAGACATAGAACAACAGTTGATGGGGACACAGATGGGTGGTGGAGCAGGATTGGGCGGTCAGCTTGGGGTGGCGGCAATGGCGACCCAGCCGCTTAGTGATTTACAGGTTGGCCTCAACGCCGTGTATGGCTCCAACGTAGGGACGGGCACCAAATCAAGCGTCAGGATTAGTGTGGGAACGGCCATAGAAAACGACATCAAGAAACAGGGTGGCGAGGTAAAGGATGCAGACCGTGTGGCACGGGCAGCGGTAAGGGAAATTCGTTCTGTGGGGGACGAGGTCTTTAAGGCCGCTGGCGTTAAACCTGAGTTTCACAAGGAAACTTTCATTAAAATCATCGATGAGATTATGAAGGGCTTGTAGCCATGACCCCACGTCAGAAAGATTGTTTGGATTTTATCAGTAGCCACTGGCTCGAAAAGGGCTACGCACCGTCCTACGACGAGATCAAAGAGGCATTGGGTGCCAAAAGCAAGTCCTCTGTGGCTGCTTTGGTATCCAAGCTGGAGGAGCGGGGGTATATTCAACGGATGCCCAACCTTGCCCGGTCTATCCGTTTAGTGGCGGCACCACTCCCCCCAGAGTTGCCGTCGCCGGAAGAGGCCCCCGCTCCTCCAGTAAAAGAAGTCACCGCTTCTGAGGAAATCGAAGAAGCAGCCCCTTGGGACTAACAGGAGACACCAATGAGTACTCTGGATGAAATTGAGTTAGAGTTTGCCAACTGGCAGCAGGAAGACGCAAAGTTTCGTGCTGGCAACAAATCCGCCGGTACCCGCGCCCGCAAGGCGTTAATGGAACTGACAAAGGCCGCTAAGACACGTCGCAAAGAGATCACCGACATCAAGAACGCCTAGCCACTTTCCCGCCAACTTGCCCCGGAACCCTGTTCCGGGGTATTTTTTTAAAATGATACCGACCAATATTGAAGAATACCTCGACAGGCTGCATGAGCTTCCACCGGAAGAGCAGCGGGACATCCTGTCGATATTGGACAGGCTGGATACAGCCACGTCCCGCAAGACCGCCAAGATCAGCTTCCTCGACTTCGTAAAGAAGGTGTGGCCCCAGTTCGTAGAGGGCTATCATCATAAGATTATGGCAGAAGCGTTTGAGCGCGTCGCCAGAGGGGAACTGAAGCGGCTCATTATCAATATGGCCCCGCGCCACACCAAATCAGAGTTCGCCTCCCACCTGTTCCCGGCGTGGTTTCTGGGGCAGTACCCAGATAAATATGTCATCCAAGCCTCCAACACCGCTGACCTCGCGGTGGACTTCGGGCGTAAGGTGCGTGACACCATAGGCGACCCGGCGTTTCAGGAGGTCTTTCCCGATGTTGCCATTCACCCGGACGCTGCGGCGGCGGGCAAATGGAAGACCACCGCCAAGGGGGAGTATTTCGCCATCGGCACGGGCGGCACCCTGACTGGCCGTGGCGGGGATTTAATCATCCTTGATGACCCTCATTCCGAACAAGAGGCGAAACAAGCTGAAACAAAGCCCGAAATCTACGACAGTGTTTTTGAATGGTATACGTCTGGACCCCGCCAGCGTGTGCAGCCGGGAGCGGCGATTGTCATTGTTATGTGTATGACCGGGGACACGAACGTCCTGATGGCGGATGGCGTAGAGAAACAGTTGCGCCACCTACGTGCTGGAGATGAGGTAGCTACATACGATAAAGGGGCATTAACTACCTCAAAAGTAAACAACTGGCGGTCAAGTGGTGTTGATTTTGTATATACAATACAAACACAATCTGGCAATATACTCCGGGCCAACGGGAGACATCCGTTTCTCGTAGAGAAAAATGGGGTATGTGAATGGAAGCGTCTAAAAGAGTTAAGACCGGGGATGGCGCTTGTCTCACTGAGGGATGTAATAGGCCCCCAAGGGCAAAAACCAAGCCCGGTCTCTGTAGTGCATGTACGGCAAAAAAGAGTTACCACAAAAAAAATCCACAGGCACCCTACCGTCCGGTGGGACACCACGGTAAGTATAAGGGAAAAACTTGCAAGGTGGGCGGGTGCAATAAGCCCGCTTACTCGAATGAAATGTGTAAATCGCACAACAACAGTGTTGCTTGGGCTTCTGGTAAATATAAGGAAACTTCTGCCCAAAACAGGGCGCGACGGATTAAGCATAGGTACGGCATCACTGTTGATGACTATGATCGAATGGTTGAGGAGCAAGGCGGAAAATGCGCTGTGTGCGGAAACCCTCCTTCCTCTACCAACACTCGCGCACATTGGAATGGAAAACTATGTATTGACCATTGCCACGCCACTGGAAAGGTCAGGGGCCTCCTTTGCAACGACTGCAATCTTGCCGTTGGATACGCAAAGTCAGAAAAAACAGCACTGGCAATCGCAGAATACTTCAGGGTTCACGTTGGACAGAATAGTGGGGATACGGCCTGATGGTGAGGAAGAGGTGTTTGATGTAGAGGTAGACCGTACGGAGAATTTTATCGCTAACGGTGTGGTGAGCCACAATACCCGCTGGTCCAAGCGCGATCTCACTGGGCGCGTCCTCAAGGCCGCTGCGGAGAAGGACGGGGACGAATGGGAGGTGATTGAGCTTCCCGCTATATTGCCATCAGGGAAACCAATCTGGCCTGAGTATTGGCCGGAAAAAGAGATACTGGCAATAAAGGATGAGCTTCCCATCCCCAAATGGATGGCCCAGTATCAGCAGCGCCCCACCGCAGAAGAGGGGGCGTTAATAAAAAGGGAGTGGTGGCAGAGGTGGCCGCACAGGCAAACGCCTCATGTGGAATTTATCATCCAATCGTGGGATACGGCGTTTCTCAAGACGGAGCGTTCGGATTACTCAGCCTGCACGACGTGGGGGGTGTTTCTCCACGAACACGAAGAAACCGGCAATATGATGCCCAATCTGATATTGCTGGACGCCTTCCGCAAACGCATGGAGTTTCCAGAACTCAAGAAGACGGCGTTTGAGATGTATAAGCAGTGGGAGCCGGAAGCCTTCGTGGTGGAGAAGCGTGCCAGTGGTGCCCCGCTAATATTTGAACTGCGCGAAATGGGCATCCCGGTAGGGGAATTTACGCCCTCAAGAGGCAACGACAAGATAGCCCGTGTAAATGCTGTTTCCGATTTGTTCGCATCTGGTGTAGTATGGGCACCTGAACACCGGTGGGCAGACGAAGTGATTGAGGAGTTTGCGGAATTTCCAGCCGGTGAGCATGATGACTATGTGGACAGTTCCACACAGGCCCTGCTACGTTACCGGCAGGGCGGGTTTGTTCAAACGCTTCAGGATGAGGAGGAAGAGGATGTCCAGATACTCCCGCTCCCGAAGTATGAATATTATTAGGGGCAAGGCATGGCGATAGATAAGCGGCTGACGCAAGCAGAGATCGACGTTGAAGAAAACGACGACGTTGAGGTTGTTCTCCCTGAAGACATAGACACCAGTGGCTTCAGCGAGGAAGAAACAGAGGACGGCGGCGTCGTCGTTGATTTTGACCCAGAAGCCTCTAACCGTGAGAACAGTGAATTTGAGGCAAATCTCGCTGAACAGATGGACAACGGCGAACTGAAGGCCATCGCCTCAGAATTGGTTGAGGCATATAAAGATGACAAGTTGTCCCGTGCGCCGTGGGAGAAGGCTTACATCAAGGGCCTTTCTTTATTGGGAACCCAGATCGAAGAACGCAGCCAGCCTTGGTCCGGCGCGTCAGGCGTGTTCCACCCCATCCTTACAGAGGCAGTGACGAAGTTCGTGGCAGACGCCATGATGGAGACGTTCCCCTCTGGCGGGCCAGTATTAACAAAGATCATCGGCAAGTCGGATGCGGAAAAGGTCAAGCAGGCCAAGCGCGTTCAGAAAGACATGAATTACCAGTGTATCGAAGTGATGCCGGAATACCGCGACGAACACGAACAGGCGCTATTCCATCTCGCTGTTGGTGGGTCAGTGTTCAAGAAGGTCTACCAAGATGAGCAGCTTGGTCGTCAGACCGCTCCTTATATTATGGCCGACGACTTCGTTGTCGCCTATGGCACCACAGACCTGAAGACATGCCCCCGCGCCACACACGTTATGAAGATGTGGCCCAATGATTTACGTAAGGCCCAGTATGCGGGGCGGTTCATCGACGTTGATATTCCCAAGCCAGCCATTGAATACAGCGATGTTGATGAGAAAGAGAATAAGGTGGCTGGCGAGGCCCCCTCCGCAGAGAGGGATGACCGCCATACGTTGCTGGAGATGCACGTTGACTACGATCTCCCCGGATTTCAGGAAGAAGACGAGGATGGTGAGGTAACCGGTATTGAAGTTCCGTATATCATCACCATCGAAAAATCCAGCCAGAAGGTTCTCTCCATATACCGCAACTGGGAAGAGGGCGACGAGGACAAGGGAAAGGGTGATTTCTTTGTTCAGTACAAGTTTCTCCCCGGTCTTGGCTTCTACGGTATGGGGCTGGTGCATATTCTTGGTGGTATCGCAAAGTCGGCCACTTCCATTCTGCGTCAGCTTGTTGATGCGGGCACCCTCTCCAACCTCCCCGCTGGCTTAAAGGCCAGAGGATTACGGATAAAGGGCGACGACAGCCCGTTGAGGCCCGGAGAGTTCCGAGATGTGGACGTGCCCGGTGGTGCCATCAAGGATAATATCACCTTCATTCCGTACAAAGAGCCGTCGAATGTTCTCTACCAGCTTCTTGGCAACATCGTGGAAGAGGGTAGAAACATTGCCAGCATCGCTGACCTGAAGATTTCAGAGATGGACAATCAGGCTCCTGTTGGGACCACATTAGCTATCATCGAACGCGGCATGAAGGTCATGTCCAGCGTCCATGCCCGCATCC